AGAAGTTTGGAGATATTTGATGCTAGTTGGCTTGACAAATATGGAAAAAAAGGAGTAGAAGAACTCAGAAAAGCTACACCTATTGATACTGGTAAAACTGCCAATTCCTGGAATTATCGTATAGAGCATTTTGAAGATGGTGCAAAGATAATCTGGACCAATAGTAATGTTACAAAAGATGGCGACTGTATAGCGATCCTTCTCCAATATGGCCATGGAACCAATGGAGGAGGATTAGTTATCGGTCGTGATTATATTAACCCAGCTATAAAGCCACTATTTGATGAAATAGCTCAGGAATCCTGGGAAATGATGATACAAAAACGAAATAGAAAGAGGTGAATTCAAAATGGCAAAGCAAATTGAGAATCGCGTTGTCGAAATGGAGTTTAAGAATAAAGACTTCGAGAAAGCAATTGCTGTCACAATGGATTCACTTGATCAGTTAAATAAGAAGCTTGACGATTTAAACAAAATTAACACTTCCGGATTTGAAGAGATTACAAAAGCAGCTAACAAGATTGATTTTTCAGGAGCCTTGACTAGTATTGATACACTTGCAGAACGATTTACAACAATAACAGGAAAAATTAAAAGTCAACTTCAAGATTGGGTTATAGAAGACATTATTAAAAAACCGATGCAGGAACTTGAAAAAGTTGCAGATTCGGTTATGAATACTATTGTAGAAAAAGGTAAAACTAGATCAAAGAACTTATCTCAGGCAAAATTCCAGTTGGAAGCCCTTGGTGTTGCTTGGGAACAAGTCTATAAAGATATGGATTATGCTGTTACTGGAACGGCATATGGTATGGATGAAGCAGCAATGGCCGCTTCTCAGTTTGCAGCATCAAATGTACAATTAGGTGATAGCGCTGGTGGAATGGCTCGTTCATTGAGAGCTATTTCCGGTGTTGCCGCAATGACTGGTAGGGGCTATAGCGAGATTGCTCAGATTTTCACTACTGTAGCAGGCACTGGCCGTGCGATGAATGGCGAATTGAACCGTATCGCAGAACGTGGTTTGAATGCAAAGAAAGCTATCGCGGATTACTTAAATACTTTAGATAATTCATCTAGAGTTACTCAAAACGATGTTGAAGAAATGGCTAGAAAAGGCCAGATTAGTTTTAAGATTTTCTCAGAAGCCATGATGACTGCATTTGGTGAGCATGCTGCGAAAGCTAATGATTTGTTTGAAGGTGCATTTGCTAATACTAAAGCCGCATTAGGTAGAATAGGTGAAAGATTTGCTACACCTATTTATGAAGATTTAAGGCAGGTGTTAGTTAATCTTATACCTATTATAAATGACTTTAAAAAGAGTTTGGATCCAGTTGTTAATTCAGTAAGTAGAGTAACTGGAGCTGTTCGTGAGCTAGCTGTAGAAATATTGCAGGATGTTCATGGATCATTCGATGCTGAAAATCACTTTTTATTAGATTGGTTCGGGACGGAGATAGATGTCCATGAACAATTAATAAAACTCCTTAATGAAGTAGGAGATGCCATAGATGGTATTTCAATGTCACTTGAAGGTGGTCTTGCCTCAGAAGTTGGAGAGATGTTCTTAAATATTTTGTATAATGTCATTGAACTGGTAAAGTCTATTAAAAAAGGATTAAGTGACGTATTCACTGGATCATTAAGATCAAACATATACAATATATTTGATACAATTAAAAAATTAACAGAACAGTTAATATTAAATGAAAGTCAATTAGATAAAATTAGTAGAATTGCTAGAGGAATTGGTGCCTTTATAGATATTATTGGCAAAACCGTTAAAGCTGTATGGAAAGCTATTATCAAACCAATCTTCGAAGATTTTGGTTTTGTGTTCGATGATATTTTAGATTTATTTGCTCAAATTGGAGATGTTATTTATGGAATAGATCAAAATTATGATCCGTTCGTTCCAATGAGAAATACAATTTTATCTATATTACCCACCTTGTTAAAGATTAAAAACCGTATAGTCAACATATATGAGTCAGTTACCGGATTTCTTTCCAAACTTACTGGCATACATGATGTTCAGTCATTTTTTGAAAAGATGGACGAAGTAGCATCACATTTGCACATTGCGGACATTTTCTACGGTATAGCTGGGGCAATTATTTATGCGTTTGATCATTTAACAGCATTTATAGAACTTATGAGTGGAAACACTACATTTAAAGAATATCTTCAATCCATAAAAGAATCGTCTATTATATTATCATGGTTTTCTGACAAAATCGAGAAAATTAAGAAAACATGGAATGATTTATGGTCTGGAAATATTACTTTATCTCAAGCTTTGGGAATAGACAAATTGCTTGAGAAGTTTTCATGGCTTCAAGTAATTATAGATAAGTTTAAAGAACATTATGGCAGTATTTTTACGGCAGATTATGGAGATGACTCCGATTTAGCTACTGGAATTCAAAAATGGGGAAGTGCTTTTAAGAAAGCTTTATTGGAATTAGATTTTCAAGAGATATTTTCAATGATTGCTACGGCATTTTACACATATTTTGCTGCAGTATTGATGAAGCATAGAACACAATTAGTAGATTCTATAAAAGGTGTAGTAGATGACTTAAAAGGAGTTACAGGTAAAATTTCAGAAGCATTGAATGGAATGACTAAAGGTGTTCAAGAGAATAAATTGCTATCTATTGGAAAAGGTCTAGCATTAATTGTTGGATCTATTTTCATGCTTGCATTAATACCAGAGCAGGATCTTAATAAGTCAATGGATGCAGTAATGACCTTGCTTATAACTTTAGGAGCCATATTTGCAATAATTGGACTTATATTTATGAAATATGGAAGGATGCAACAGCAAGCATCTGATGCCGGTGTTCTTTTATTGGAAGATCATGGTGGCGGAAAAGGAGGTCTCGGAGGATTCTTCTCAAAGCTTGGTGATGGTGTAGGTAATCTTACTGATGGAATTAAAACAGCTTTGTCAGATCTTAGTAAAGCACCAGCAATGTTGATAGCTTTTGGCGCTGCAATATTCCTTTTAGCTTCGTCAATTTATAAATTAAAGGATGTAGACCCAGCCAATCTATTAGCGGCAACGATAGCAATAGAAGTATTAATGGTTTCTATGGGCGTTATTATGACTAAGATGCGTACTCCAGATACTACAAAGTTGGCTGGAGTATTTTTAGCAATGGGAATAGCTATATCTATAATGATGAAGTCTATCCTTTTAATGGCCTTACTCCCAGAGGACAAGATAGCAGATGCTGCAATAGCTTGGTTTTTTGTAGAGATGTTATTAATTACAATGACTGGGTGTTTGGATGTTTTAGCAGGAATAGCAATAAATCCAGCAAGTGTTTTGGCTGCAGCAGGAGCAATGATGATGATGGCTGCTGCAATAGGAATGATGATGATTCCTATATTGTCATTAACCTTAATGTTTACTTATGCTGATCCATGGGATGTTATATCAGCTTTAGGAAGCACATTATATATTATGATGACTTTACTACTTGTTGTAGAATTGCTCAATATGACAGAGTTGAATCCAGCTGGAGCTATAGCCGGAGCCGGAGCAATGATGATGGTAGCCGAGGCCCTTACAATGATGATGATACCCATATCGGTATTAACTAATTTATTTAGTAATTCGTATGAATTTGAAGTTATTGGAGCCCTTTCAGCTATTATAATTATTATGGGAATGATGGCATTGGTAGTAGCAGCTATGGGTTCAATTGCAGCACTTAATCCAGCGGCAATGGGAGGTATGTTAGCAGGAGCAGCAGCTATGGTTTTGGTAGCAATAGCATTAACAGCTCTTCTTATACCCTTAGGGGCTTTAACTGCTATGGCTAAATCAGGAGATTTTGAGGTTGCTTTTGTTACTTTATGCTATTGCTTAGGACTATTAGCCGCAGCAGCTGCTGTAGCCGCTTTATTAGCACCAGGATTAACGGCATTAGTTACTGTAGTTGTAGGTGTAGCAGGAGCAATATTCTTACTTGGAGCAGCAGTTGAAGCAGCAGGAAAAGGTGTATTTTATTTCGTTTCGGCTTTAGCAATGTTGGCTGTATTCGATTTTGGTACGGTTGCAGAAAACATTACTAAACAAGGATCGGTTATAAAGCAAGCAATTTTAACGTTAATTGGTGGAGCTTTAGAAGCATTTATAGAATGTACAGATATGGCAGTTGAAGCTGCTGTAATAATGGCTCTTGATGTAATAAAAGGTTTGGATGCTCATTCATCTGAATTGGGTTATCATTTAGGTCATGCCATAATGAATATTA